GTCCCCCTTTTTTCTCTCCCCGCTCAAATCTGGGAGGGCCATGGCCACCTCGGCTACGGAGCGTCAGCGCAGGTCGAGGGCCCATAAGCGCGGCGACCACTCCCTATGCAGCCCAGGGCGTTGTGACGGTCACGATGTCACACCTGTCACGCGTCACATGCCCTCGGATTCGGTGACGTTCGGTGCCCGCGGACAGCGGCTCTGGGACGACCTCACCAAGACCAGACCTGAGCCTGCGGCGCGCGTCCTCATCGAGGAGGCGTGCCGTATCGCCGACCGGCTCGACAAGCTCGACCGGCTCCTAACCGGCGAGGCGGACGACTGGCTCGGCATCGTCGAGGCCAAAGGCGACCCCGACCGCCAGGAGCTCGTCATCACCGCTCCGCTCGCCGAAGCACGTCAGCAGGCGACCGCCCTGAAGCAGCTCCTCGCCGAGCTCCGGCAGGCGACCGCAGCCGCGGGCAGCAGCCCGGCCGAGGAGGGCGACGTCCTTGACCAGCTCGCCGCCCAGCGTGCGCGTCGGCGCGCAGACGCCACGGGTAGCTAACTACCCGCCGTACGCGATCAGCGCCGCGCCCGAGGTCATCGCCCTCGCCGAGAGCGCCAAGTTGTTCCTCGACCCGTGGCAGAAGTACCTCCTCACCCACGGGCTCGGCCAGCGCCTCGACGAGGCGTGGACCGCCCGGAAGGTGTCCGTCTGGGTACCGCGGCAGAACGGCAAGGGCGGCGTCATCGAGGCGCTCGAACTGGCGTGGCTCTTCCTGTTCGGCGAAGACCTCGTCGTGCACTCGGCACACCAGCACCGCACGTCGCAGAAGGCGTACGAGCGGCTGGAGCGGATCATCCGCCGCACGCCGCACCTGCACCGCAAGGTATCGAACTACCGGCAGGCCAACGGTGAGCAGCAGATCGAACTCCGCGACGGCCGGATGCTGCAGTACACCACCCGGTCCCGGACCGCGGTCCGTGGCTTCTCGGCACCGAAGATCGTCCTCGACGAGGCGCAGGAGCTCAACTCCGAGCAGATCGCCGCGATCCTGCCGACCGTGAGTGCGATGCCGAACTGGCAGGTCTGGTTCTTCGGCACGCCGCCGGCCGACCCGACCGCCTGGGTGTATTCGCTGAAGGAGGACGGCGAGGCCAACACGGCGCGGCTCGCCCACTTCGACTGGGGCATCGACCTCAACCTCGATGACCCCGCCGACCTCGCGAAGACCCACGACCGCGACATCTGGTACGCCACCAACCCGGCCCTCGGCATCCGGATCGACGAGGAGACCGTCGAGGACGAGGACAAGCCGTCCGGGCTCGGCGCCGAGTTCCCGCAGGAGCGCCTCGGCCACTGGAAGCCCCGCGCGGCCGCCGGCGCCGGCGTCATCCCGGCGGACCTGTGGCGTCGGCTCGCCGACCCCGGGGTTGAGCGCCCGGAGGACGTCGCGTTCGCCCTGCACGTCAACCTCCTGCGTACCCACGCCGCCATCGCCTACGCCGGGCGCCGGCCGGACGGCCTGACCCAGGTCGGGATCGTCGACTACCGGCCCGGCGTGTCCTGGGTGCTCGACCGGATCGTCACCCTCAAGTCGAGGTGGAACCCAGTCGCGATCGGCATCGACACGCGGTCGGAGAACCTGCTGCTCGACCTCGACAAGGCCGGCATCAAGCCGCCGGTCGACGACGACCATCCGGTCCGCGGCGACCTGGCCCTCCCCGGGCCCGCCGAGGTGGCCGCCGGGTTCGGGCTGTTCGTCGACGACGCCCGACGCGAGCAGATCCGCCACCTCGACGAGGTGCCGCTGAACGTCGCTCTCGGCGGCGCCAATACCCGACCGCTGTCCGGCGGCCTGGCCTGGGACCACAAGAGCTCCGTCGAGATCTCCCCGCTCGTCGCTGTAACCCTCGCCGTCTGGGCCTATGAGACCCGCGCTCACCTAGTCGTCCACGAGTACGACCCGCTGAACAACATCTGGTAGGGGGCCTGCCGTGCACCGTGCCGCCTCCCCGCGCCTCGGCAAGCTGGCCGAGCGCGCCGGCCGGCTCGTCGGCTGGCTACGCCGGTCCGTGACCGTCCGCTCGGTCCCGGGCGCCGGCGGCGCGGTCGCCGTCTCGGTCGGCCTCGGCGAGATCTACCACCCGCTGCTGTGGGTCGGCGCTGGCGTCTTCCTGCTGCTGCTGGACAGGCGCGTCTGATGGGCCTGTTCTCCGGCCCGCGCGAGCGCCGGTATAACGGGTTCACTGCCCAGTTCTCCAACCCGCCGATCCTGCCCAACTCGGCCAGCGCGGCGTACACGGCGATGAACCTCAGCCGGGCCGAGACCGCCCTGCAGAAGGTCGCCATCTGGGCCAGCGTGACGCTGCTGGCGAGCATGGCGTCCGAGCTGCCGATGGGTGTGTACACCGGCAACCCCGATGAGTTCCTGTGGGCCAAGCCCGTCCCGGTGCCGGGTTACCTCCAGGACGTTGGCGGCGACGGGTACGGCACGCCCGACTGGATCTACCAGGCGATGGTGTCGTACCTGCTGCGCGGCAACATGTACGGCCGCATCGTCGAGCGGGACAGCCGCGGCGCATTCCCGACCCAGATCACCCTCTACCACCCGGACTCGGTGCGCGGCTGGCGGGACATGAACTCCGGCCGGCCGACGTGGCGGGTCAACGGCATCGAGGTCGACGCGGCCAGCATGTGGCACCGGCGGGCCTTCGCGCTCACCGGCGCGCTGCTCGGCCTGTCCCCGATCACCTACCAGGCCCAGACGATCGGCCTCGGCCTGGCCGCTGAGCAGTTCGGCACTCAGTTCTTCGAATCCGGCGGCAACCCGACCGGCCTGCTCACCAACAGCGAGTCGGACCTCAACGGACCGAACCAGGCGACGACGGCCAGAGAGCGGTTTATGGCGGCGATGAACGGCCGCCGTGAGCCGGTCGTCCTCGGCAAGGGCTGGGACTGGAAGCAGATCTCGATCGCCCCCGAGGAGTCGCAGTTCCTGCAGACGCAGGGCTACACCTCGACGGAGTGCGCCCGGATCTACGGGCCCGGCATGCCGGAGATCCTCGGCTACGAGGTCGGCGGTTCCATGACCTACGCCAACGTCGAGCAGCGCAACATCCACCTCCTGACATACACGCTCGACCCCTGGCTGTCCCGCATGGAGCGGGCGCTCACGTCGATGCTGCCCCGGCCGCGGTTCGTCCGGTTCTCCCGAAACGCGCTTCTGCGCACCGATGTGCTTACCCGCTACAAGTCGCACGCCCTCGCGATCGCCTCGAGGTTCATGGCGCCGTCCGAGGTCCGGGCGACCGAGAACATGCCGCCAATGACACCGGAGCAGCTCGACGAGCTCGTGCCGATCCCCATGCCCCTGCTGAACCCGGAAACGGTCACGCCGCCCACGAAGTGAGGTCCACAGTGGACAAGTCCGAGCGGGCGAACGCCCGGGGCATCGAGCGGCGCGCCTACCCGGTCAAGCTCGAGGTCCGCGCCGCGACCGGCGACGGCCCAGCCACGGTCGAGGGCTACGCCTCCGTCGTCGACCAGGGCTACGAGATGTACGACTGGGCCGGCCCTTACACCGAGGTGGTGCGGTCCGGTGCGTTCGCCCGCACCCTCAACGCCAACCCCCAGGTGCAGCTGCTGCTGAACCACGGCGGCCTGGCCATGGCCTACACCCAGGCCGGCACGCTGCGCCTGTCGGAAGACTCCACCGGCCTGCACATGGCCGCCGACATCAACCCGGCCCGGTCCGACGTCAAGGACATGCTCATCGCCCTCGCCGACGGCGACGTCGACGAGATGAGCTTCGCGTTCCGGGTCACCCGCCAGCAGTGGTCCCCGGACTACGACCAGCGCGACATCCAAGAGGTCGACATCCACCGCGGCGACGTGTCCGTCGTCAACTTCGGCGCGAACCCGCTCACCTCGGTGTCCGCGCGGGCGCTGGACTTCGACCGCCTCGACGACGCAGCCGCCCGCGAGCTCTACGAGCGGCTCGGCCGCCGGCTTGCCCCCAAGACGTCGCACCTCGACGAGGTGCGCGCCCTATGCGAAATCGGGGACCGCAAGGTCCTGATTGCCGCACAGGGCTGATCTACCGCCTGCACCTGACGCCCCGGAGCCCGCCCCGGAGCGCGCCGACGCGCGCCACCACCCGGGCCACCACTCGGACAGACCCAGGCACGAAACCGACTCCATCAAGTAGAAGGAGAGCTTCGTGCTCAAGTTCCTGCGCGAACAGCTGCAGAAGCTGCTCGAACAGCGCAAGACCCTCGCCGCCGAGCGTGACGCCGTCATGGCGGACATCGAGAAGCGCGGCACCGCACTCACCGCCGACGACAAGACCAAGCTGGACGAGAAGCTCGCCGCGGTCGCAGCCCTCGACGCCGACATCGCCGACCACCGCAGCCGCATCACGGACGCCGAGGCCGCCGAGAAGCGCGAGCAGGCCGCCGCCGACGCGTACAAGGAGGTCGGGCAGACCGGCGAGCGCCGCGAAGGCGGAGCCCGGGTCACGTCCGAACCCACCACGTACGGCAAGGGCAGCCGCCAGTCGTACTTCCTCGACCTCGCGCGCGATCAGCTCGGCCGCGGCGACGGCGCCGGCGGCGTCCAGGCCGCCCGTGCCCGGCTCAACCGGCACGCCCAGGAGCTCGACGTCGAGCTGCCGCGCCGCGAGCAGCGCCGGGCGGCCGCCGCCGAACGCGCCCTAGACAGCGTCGAGGGACTCCGGCCGGAGCAGCGGGCCAGCGTCTTCGAGCGCGGCGGCATGGAGCAGCGCGTCAACCCCAACCGGGTCGACGGGCAGGGCGGCTACTTCGTCCCGCCGCTGTGGCTGATCGACGAGTACATCAACCTGCCCCGGTTCGGTCGGAACACCGCGAACCTGTGCCACAACATGCCGCTCCCGGCCGGCACCGACTCGATCAACCTGCCGAAGATCGTCACCGGTAGCGCGGTCGCCGTGCAGACGGCGGACGGCGGCGCGGTCAACTCGCAGGACATGACCGACACGTTCATCAACGCCCCGGTCCGCACGCTCGCCGGCCAGGAAGACGTGGCGATGCAGCTGCTCGACCAGTCGCCGATCAGCTTCGACGAGGTCGTGTACGCCGACCTGCAGGCCGACTACAACGCCAAACTCGACATCCAGGTCATCAACGGGTCCGGCATCAACGGCCAGCACCTCGGCATCCTCAACGTGGCCAGCATCAACAGCGTCACGTTCACGTCCGGCTCGCCGACGTTCCCGACGATGTACCCGGCGTTCGCGCAGGGCGCCTCGCTGATCTACAAGAACCGGAAGCTCCCGGCGACCGCGGCGATGGTCTACCCGTCGACGTGGTACTGGGCGACCGCCCAGCTGGACTCGACCTCCCGTCCGCTGATCGTGCCGCCCCAGGTGGCGTTCAACTCCGCGGCCACCCAGTCGGACCTCGCGGACGGCACCGGCCCAGTCGGCATGCTCTCGATGGGCCTGCCCGCCTACCTCGACGGCAACCTGCCGACGAACCTCGGTGCGGGCACCAACGAGACCAGGGTCATCATCGCCCGCTGGTCGGACCTGTACCTGTGGGAAGGCGCCCTCCAGACCCGCGTGCTCACCGAGGTGCTCAGCGGGACCCTGCAGGTCCGCTTCCAGGTCTACGCCTACTCGGCGTTCATGGCAGGCCGTCGCCCAGAGGCCATCTCCGTCGCGTCCGGCACCGGCTTCGTGCCGCAGGCCGGCTACTGATCGGGATGACCGGCCGTCCATTCGGCCGGTCTCCCTCCCTTGTGGACGGAGACCAAACCATGCATCACGACTTCGCCGCGGAACTCCGTGGCTACCACGCCGAACTGGCGGCCGCCGAGCAGGCCGAGGACACCGAGAGGGCGGACGCCGTGCGCGCCGAGATCGACCGCGTCCACGCCGCCCTGGCCCGCTCTGCCGAAATCGAACTCGCCCGCGCGGCCGGCTTCGACGACAGCAACCAGGGCGTCGTTGCCGCCCAGCACCGCCAGCGCGCCGCCGAACTCGCCGGGCACGTGCCGGCCTCGGCCCTGCCCGAGTCGCTGCGCCACCACGGCATCTCCGACCAGGAGACCGCCGAGGACACGACACCTCGCGAGACCGCCGTCACCCGACGCGGCAAGACCACCAAGGAGTCCTGAGATGCCGCTCGTGAACGGCCGGTACGCGCCGAAGAACCCGAACTGGCTGCTCGCCGGCCAGCCCACCGGTGTGTACCGCGAGAACTTCCCGCGCAACCAGATCAACACCGACCTCGCGGCCCTGACCACGCAGATCATGTCCGCCGTGGCGATCCCGCTGCAGGCCGGCGACGTCGTCACCAACCTGACGTTCAAGAGCGGTGCGACGGCCGCGGGTACGCCGACGAACTGGTGGTTCGCCCTGTACGACACCAGCGCGACGCCGGTGCTGCTGGGGCAGACCGCCGACCAGCTGACGGCAGCGTGGGCGGCCAACACCCGCATCACGCTGGTACTGGCGACCGCGGTCAACATCTCGACGTCCGGCGTCTACTACGCGGCCGTCATGGTCAAGGCCACCACGGTCCCGACCCTCATCGGCTTCACGAGCTTCGCGGGCGCGTCCGGCGGCGTGTTCACCGCGGACAAGGTGCTGTCCAACACGTCCGGCTCGTCGCTCACGACGACCGCCCCTGCGACCATCGCCACCCCGACGACGGTCGCGACCGTCCCGTACGTGGCGGTGAGCTGATGTCCCAGGTCACCACACACGAGGAGGCCCTGGCTGCGCTCGGCGCGGTCAAGGGCTTCGCCGAGGAGGCGTACGGCGCACACCACGCCGGCCGCCTCGGCCAGCTCGACACGGCGCTGTCCACCGCACGGATGGCGATCGAGCATCTGGCCGACGAGGATGCGCGCGAGCTCGACCTGGCGCGACGGATCGTGCGCCGCGACCGCGTCCACGGCGACAACGAGGTCGTCTCGCCGGTCGGCCGCTCCTACGACGAGACGCTTCGGATCGCGGGGGTCGGCTGAGATGGGACGCTTCTCCGCTGCGGTCGAGTCGCAGGCCGCCCAGGCCGCCGGCACGCCCGTCACCACCACGTTCAACGGCTACTTCGCTGCGGTCGTCGCAGGCGCCTCGGCGAACTTCAAGCTTCGCCGCGTCATCATCGGCGTGCGCGCCGGCGCTTCGGTGCCGACGAGCCAGCAGATGACGGTCGCCATCTACCGCCAGACCGTCAGGGTCGTGGGTACCGGCTTCTCCACGGTCACCGGGCAGAACCTCGACAACCGCGGCGCCGCCACTGCCGTCACGGGCGTCGACATCACCACGGCGACCACCGCAGGCACAACCGGCCCGACGATCGGCGCCAACGCCATGCGGAAGATCTCCTTCAACACGCAGTCGGCGTTCGACGTGCCGTTCGAGCTCCTCGAGGAGTTCTTCTGCGATCAAGGCACCGCGAACGGCATCGCATTCGTCAACATCGGCAACGCGCTGCCCGCCTCGCACCTCTTCACACTCGATCTGGAGTGGGAGGAGTAGATGGGCTTCGGCCCGCCGCCGACCTCGCCGTACATCTACGAGGCCCGCGACTACCAGGGCAACACGATCATCGCGACGTTCCCGTACGACGACACCACCAAGGCCATCAACGGAAACCTCACGGTCCACCGTGATGCGGCCTGCGTCTACGTCAAGGTAATCATCGGCGACCCGCTCTCGCCGATCGCGATCCTGCCCGTGCCAGCGGGCGATCACACAATCACCGTGGCGCAACTCGCTGGGGTCGGTGTGACATCGATCGACACGGTCATCAACACGCAGATCACCGCCAGCCCGTAGCACCCGGAGGGCGGCGGCCGTGGCTATTGCCGTTGACGGGAGTAGCCCGGCCGTCGCCGCCGGATCCGGCGCCACCCTCAGCACCGCTGCTTTCACGCCACCGAACAGCTCGGTCATCTGGGCCTTCGCTCAGGCCGACGCCAACAACGGATCCGCCGACGAGGCGCTGTCCTTCTCGGACAGTTCCTCCGGCACCTGGTCGACGCCGATCCAGGACAACGCACGCGGCGGCGCCGTCGTGGCCGCCGCCTACCGGCTGTGCCCGACGTCGATCGCGAACCTGACCGTCACCCTCACCGACAACAAGGGGTCGGTGGCCAAGCGGCTGTTCGTCCGCGTGTTCACCGGCACCGACCAGGCCAACCCGCAAGGTGCCACGGCGACCGCCGGAACGGCCGCCATCTCCTACACATCGACGGTCCCCAACTCGTGGGGCTGGTCGGTCTACCTCGGCTCGAACGCCACCGTGACCGCAGGCACGGCGACGACATTGCAGGACGAGACCGGTGGCTTCGACTCCGGTGACGCCGTCGCGACCTTCAGCGCCACTTCGACGACCGCGACCCCAGGCACCACGGTCACGCTCACCGAGGTCGGCGGCACCGCCGTTCACCACGTGGCAGTCGAGATCGTCCCTCCGTCCAGCGCGCCGGCTCTTCCGCCTGCGTTGCAGCGGCGGCGGACCGGCTATCCACGGGCCAGCCGCGGCCGCACAGCCGTGCCGGTCCGGGCGCAGGTTAATCCACCGCTTCCGACGATCGAGGCCGTTCAGCCGCGGCGGGTCCGGGGGATGCTCGGACGCCGTGGTCATCAGCCTCAGGTCGTACTGCCGCAGGTCAACCCGCCGCTGCCGATCACCGTCGCCGTCCAGCCGCGGCGGCTGCGCGGGCTGCTGCTGCGCCGGGGTCGCGCCGTCGTCCCGACCACCACCCAGGCCGCAGCGGCGGCACCCGCCTTCCCGGCGCCGGTCCTCGCCGTGCGACGGATCCGCGGCCTACTGGCGCGCCGCGGGCGGGCGCTTCTCTTCCCGGCTCCTGACGTGTCCCTGCCGGGCGTGACCGCAGTCCGGCGGCTCCGTGGTGCGACAGTCCGCCGTGGACGTCCCACGCTCGTCGTGGGCCCGCAGCTGAACCCGCCGTACCCGACCGCCGAGATCGCGGCACCCCGACGTCTGCGCGGCCTGCTGCTGCGCCGCGGCCGGAACCCCGTACCGACCATCACGCAGGTGTCGACGACACCGCCCGCTTTCCCATTCGGGGTGCTCGCCCAGGCGCGCCGTCTCCGCGGCGCCCCCGCACGCCGGGGCCGCCTGACTGTCGTCGTGCAGCCCCAGGTGAACCCGCCGATCCCGATCGCCGAGGCGGTCCAGCCTCGACGTGTCCGTGGGCTCCTCGCCCGCAGGGGCCGATTCGCTCTCCCGGTGCAGCTGCAGCAGACGTTCGCGAACCCCGCCTGGGTACCGCCGTGGCGGCGGAACTGGACGATCCCACAGCCGCTGCGCCGGCCCGGCAAGGTGTGGCAGCCGCCATGGGTCGGTGCGGCTCCGGCACCCGCCAGGCCAGTCGGTCCGGCTCGCCGGTCGGTCCGGCTCGCCGCCGTTCGACGTGGGCGGACAGCCCAACCGATCGGCCAGGTGCCATTCGTTCCCCCGGCGCCGCGCCGGGGCCGACTCGTCCTGCCGGGCCGCCGCACTCGGCAACTCGTGCCGCTCGCGGCTGCTGCACTGCCAGTCGTATCGCCGAAGCCCGTCCGGGTCCGGCCGCTCGCCGTCCGGCGGGCCCGGGCCGCGCAGCTGCGCCTCATCGGTGCTGCTGCGGCGCCGCGCACCGGACGGCTCGCCAGCACGGTCGTCACAGCCGGCAGCTCCTCCGGAGCCCGGCTGCCCGGCATGTCCTCGACGTCGAGGGCCTCCGGCAACTCATCCATCACCAGCACGCCCGGCATGTCCTCGGGCACGATCACAGCGGGGATGGTGAGCGGCACGTGACGGTCTACAATGTCGGCTCGCTGCCCACCATCTTCACGTACCTCACCGACCAGTCAACCGGCCTGCCGGTCAACACCACGACGATGACGCTGGTCGTCACCAAGCCCGACCTGACGACCAGCACGCCGACCGTCACCAACCCGGCGACCGGGACGTACGCCGCGACCGTGTCGGTTGACCAGGCCGGCACCTGGACGTACGTGTGGACCGGCTCCGGCACGTACGTGGCCGTCGACGAGGGCCAGTTCACGACGAGCAGCCCGGCCCCGTTGTGGTACGCGACCGCGGTCGAACTAAAGAACCGGCTGAACGTCCAGGACACCGCCCGCGACGGCGAGGTGCGCGACGCACTGGAGACCGCCAGCCGGGACGTCGAGCGGGACACCGGCCGCCGGTTCTACCTCGACCCGGGTGCGAGCCAGCGGGTGTTCAACCCGCGCAACCGGCAGGTCAACACCGCCGAGGGCATGCGGTTCCTCGTCGATGACATCGGCTCGACGCAGGGCCTCATCGTCGAGGTGGGCACGACGCTCACCGGCTGGTCGGTCGTCACGACCGGCTACGAGTACGGGCCCGACAATGCGCTCGCCCGCGGTGAGCCCATCACCTGGTTGTTGCGGGCCTACATCCCATGGGTGTACTACCCGCTGCAGCGGGTTCGTGTGACCGCCCAGTGGGGCTGGCCTTCTGTACCGCCGCAGATCAAGACGGCGACCCTGATCCGGGCGGCCCGGCTGTTCAAGCGGCGGGAGAGCCCGGACGGGACGCTCGGCGCCGGCGACTTCGGCGTGATCCGGGTCGGCCGGTTCGATCCCGACTACGACAGTCTGATCCAGCCGTTCATCCTGCCCGGGTTCGGCTGATGGACGTCGCAGCGATCCGGGCCGCGCTCGGCGCGGCGTGCAGCGGCATCACGGGGCTCCAGACGTGGCCGGACATCCCGGGCCAGATCGTCGCGCCCGCCTGGGTGCCCGGCGAGGTGACGATCGACTACGACCGCACGTTCCGGGGCGGCCAGGCGGCCGGCCTGACCGAGATGGTCGTCAAGGGCCGGCTCTATGCCAGCCGGGCGGACACTCCGGGCGGTCAGTCCACGCTGGACGGCTTCCTGACGCCGTCCGGGGCGAAATCTGTCAAGGCGGCCATCGAAGCGGACCTCACCCTAGCCGGCACTGTGCGGACGCTCCGCGTCGAACGGGTCCATTCCTATGCGGTCTACACCGTCGCCGGAACCGACTACTACGGCGCCCAATACGACGTGAGGGTGTGGGCTCTGTGACGTTGACCCCGCAGGTCCTGACCGATGCCCGGATCTATCTCGAATCCGCCGACATGACCGGCTTCTCCAACAAGGTCGAGGTCACGTCATCCGCCGTGGATCTGGACAAGACCACCTTCGCGTCAGGCGGGTGGAACGAACGTACCGCCGGCCTCTTCGACTCTCAGGTGGCCATCGACGGCTTCTGGGACGTCGGCGACCTCACAAAACCTGACGACACGCTGTGGGCGAACCTCGGCGCCGCCGGCACCGCGATTACGGTCGTGCCCACCGCCGGAACCGTGGGCTCGCTGTGCTATCTCGGGAAGACCCTGGAGACGGACTATAAGCCGGGCGCGCAGGTCGGCCAACTCCTCGCCTGGTCGGCGACGCTGAAGGGCAACACGGCGATCGCCCGGGGGCAGATCCTCCATCCACAGGGGACCGCCCGGACCACGACCGGTAACGGCACCGCGGTCCAGCTCGGCGCCGTGCTGGCCACCCAGCGGCTGTACGCCAACCTGCACGTCCTGTCGGTCAGCGGGACCACCCCGAGCATCACGGTGGCCATCCAGTCCAACGTGGACAACACGTTCGGCAGCCCGACGACGAGGCTCACGTTCAATGCCGACACGGCGCTCGACGGCCAGGCGCTCTCGGTGCTCGGCCCGGTCACCGACACGTGGTGGCGGGCCACCTGGACCATCTCCGGCACGACGCCCAGCTTCCTGTTCGCGGTCTCCGCGGGCATCGCACCCAAGTAAGGAGACCGCGCCGTGGCGCTCACACCCACCGTCCTCACCGACGCATTCATTTTGATCAACGCCGGGAACGTCAGCGACCACGGCAACAAGGTGGAGATCCCGGTCACCGTCCAGGACAAGGACTCGACCACTTTCGGCCAGACCTGGGTCAACCGGGTCGGCGGCCTGAAGGATGCGCAACTCAGCATCGACTTCCTCAACGACTTCGTCGCCGCCCAGCTGGACTCGATCTTCTGGCCGCTGCTCGGCACCGTCGTGACGTTCGAGATACGCCCAACCTCGGCCGCTCGAGGTACCGGTAACCCGGCCTACACCGGCTCCATTCTCATCAAGGAGTGGAAGCCGGTCATGGGCAAGGTCGGCGACCTCGTCACCGTCAGCGTGTCGTTCCCGACGAGCGGCGCGGTGCTGCGGCAGACGTCCTGATGGGCGGCCCGGCGATCGAGCTATCGATCGAACAGGCCGACCTGGCGAAACTGTCAGTCGGTCTCAAGCAGGCGGCGAACGGCGCCGAGCTCCGCAAGGACCTCATCGCCGAGCTGCGCGCCGTCATCGCGCCGGCGGTCGACGAAGCGAAGAACAACATCCGCGGCATGGGCCCGTCACCGCGGGCGAAGCACACCAAGAAGAACATCGCCGGCGGCGACGCAACCTCGATCGGCGACGCGATCGCCCGCGGCGTCGGCACCTCCGTGCGGCTCACCGCCGGCGCCGGGAAAGCGGTCGGCGTCAGCGTGAAGGCGAAGAAGGCCGGCATGCCACGCGATTTCGTGAATGCGCCGAAGCGATTCAATGCCGCGAAATTCCGGCACCGCGTCTACGGCCGCAGCGTGTGGGTCGACCAGGTCGGCCGACCGGAATGGTTCGACGGACCGATGCAGTCGCATAAGGCCGAATACCGCGCCGCGTGCATCGCCGCGATGCAGCGCATGGCCCAACGGATAGGGAAACTCTGATGCACATCACCTATGCGCCCGAGGACGGCGACCGGCAGGAGTGGGATTTCGACCCGGACCGCGTCCGATCGTCGCTGGCGGAAATGATCGAACGGAAGTACGGCGAGACCTGGGATCAGTTCTGTGTCGGCGTCCAATCTGGGAACATGCGCGCCCGCCGGGTGCTGCTATGGCACTTGTTGCGCCTGGAACATCCGGCGTTGCGCTACGAGGATGTGCCGGACTTCTACGCCTCCGAGGTCAAGGTCCAGTACTCGGTGGCCGAGCTGAATGAGTTCCGCGACCGGCTCCAGAAGATGCACCTGCCCGAAAACCAGCGGGATATGGCAATGGCAGCGCTCGACGTCGAAATGACCTCGGCAATGGAGCGTGAAGAGGGAAAAGCGCCCTCGGCGACCTCCGATCCTACTGGTGGATGACGTTCGCCGCTGAACTGCACATCGCCCCGTGGGACATCGGTCGCCTGTCTGTCGCTGAATTCCGGCAGGCCATCCACCAATTCCAGGAAATGGAAAAAGAGCGCGCGAAAGGACACTGATGTCCGACACGTCGCTCATCTTCAACCTGCTCGCCGTCGACCGGATCACCGGAGTTCTCGGCGGCGTCGGGGGCGCGTTCAACAAGTTCGCGCTGGGCGCCGGGCTGGCGGTCGCTGCGATTGGCGACAAGACGATCAAAATGGCGGCCGACTTCCAGCAGGGCATGGTCCGGCTGCAGACCGGCGCGGGTGAGTCGGCGAAGAACATCAAGATGGTCGGCGACGGCATCCTGGCCATGGCCGGCCAGGTCGGCGAGTCCACCAAGGACCTGTCGGCGGGCATGTACCTAATCGAGTCCGCCGGCTTCCACGGCGCCGACGGTCTCAACGTCCTGCGGGTCGCCGCCGAGGGCGCGAAGGTCGGCAACGCCGACATGGCCACCGTCGCCGACGCGGTCACTACCGCGCTGAACGCCTACCACATGGGCGCCGACAAGGCTGCGGCGGCGACGAACGCGCTGATCGCCGCCGAGGGCCAGGGCAAGACGAACCTTGAGGCGCTGTCCGCGAGCCTGAGCACGGTCGCGCCGATCGCCTCGGTCGCGCATGTCAGCCTTAACGAGGTGCTGGCCGCGATGGCGACCATGACCGGGCAGGGCACGGAGGCGGCGAACGCCGCAACGTACCTGAGGCAGACGATCGGGGCGCTGTCGAACCCGTCCGGCAAGGCCGCCCAGGAGATGAAGTCGCTCGGCCTCGACGCGACCCAGGTCTCACTCAACCTGGGCAAGAACGGGCTCGCGTCGACGCTGACCATGCTGACCGACGCCATCCAGAACAAGATGGGCCCGGCCGGCACGGTCCTCGTCGAGCACCTCCGCAAGGCGGCTGCCTCGTCGACCGACTTCCAGAAGGTCCTCGCCCAGCTGCCGCCATCGCAGCAGACCTACATCGGCGCCCTGGCCACCATGGTGGGCGGCACGAAGTCGATGCAGGCCGCGCTCGAGTTGACCGGCGACAACATGAAGACGTTCATCGCGAACACGGACGTCATCAATGAGAAGGTCAAGAACGGCGGCCAGACCATCGAGGGCTGGTCCTTGGTGCAGAAGAACTTCAACCAGCGCATGGCCGAGGCCAAGGGCACCGTCGAGGCCCTCGGGATCCGGATCGGCAATGCCCTGCTACCGCCGGCCCAGCAGGTCCTCAACGTCACCATGGACACCGTCCAGTGGTTCACCAAACACAAGACTGTGGCGCGCGACCTGGCCGTCGCGATCGGTCTCATCGCGACAGGGTTCCTGCTCTACAAGACCTATCTGCTCGCGTCGACCGTCGCCACGAACGTAGCGACGGCAGCCCAGTGGCTTTTCAACGTCGCGATGGACGCCAACCCGATCGGCCTCGTTATCATCGCCGTCGTAGCGCTAGTAGCGGCATTCGTCTACCTCTGGACCCACTCCGCAGCCTTCAGGAACTTCTGGATCGGCCTGTGGAACGACATCTGGATCCCGCTCAAGCAGATCGGCGCATGGTTCGCCGGCCCGTTCGCCCGCTTCTTCGTCGACACTTGGCACGTCATCGCCAGCGGCGCGCTGTGGCTATGGCATAACGTCATGGACCCAACATGGCAGGCCATCGTCAAGGGCATCGCGTTCGTCCAGAACATCGTGAGTTCGTTCGCGCATCTGTGGCTGTTCATCTGGCGCAACACCATCGGCGCGGCGATCGAGTGGATGTGGCACAACATCTGGGACCCCATGATCCAGGCCGTGTCGGCGTCCGCCATGTGGCTGTGGCACAACGTGATCTCGCCGGTCGGTGACGGGATAGCTGTGGCGTTCAAGGCCGTCGGCGACGCGGCGACGTGGCTGTGGAAGAACGCGATTATGCCTGCCGTGCACGGCATCGCCGACGCCGCTCTGTGGCTGTGGCACAACGTCATCAGCCCCGTGTTCGGCTGGATTGGCAGCGCGGCATCCACGGTGGCTGGGGCGGTCCGGACAGCGTTCGGCGCCATCGCCGGCTTCATATCCTCGGCGTTCAGTGGCGCGGTCGGAGTCGTCCGAGGTGCCCTGAACGGGGTCATCGGCGTCATCAACTCGGCGATCGGCGGCGCCAACTCCGTCATCGGGGCGTTGAACAAGGTCCCCGGGGTGAACTTCCCGCACCTGCCGTCGCTGCCACGCCTCGACGTCGGCGGCTACGTCGACCAGTCCGGCGTCGCCGTCATCCACCGCGGCGAAGAGGTCGTGCCCGCCGCTGAGGTGTCCCGCCGGCAGTCGGGGGGCGGCCAGCAGCGGTCCGCGACCGTCACGTTCAAGGGCGGGACCGACTCAGCCATGGCCACCGCGTTTATGCGGCTGATCCGCGACGGATACATCCAGATCCAGACCACATAGGACGGTCACCGTGCACAGGTACAAGTGCTGGAATGGGCCGATGCCGACGACTGCCGCGCAGGCGTCGGCGGCGACCGGTACCACCATCAAGACGATGCTGCAGATCTCCACCCCCTCGACGAGGATGATGCAGCTCATCTCCTGGGGCTACACCATCGACACGGCCCAGGCCGCCGCCGGCACCGTCGAGCTCCTCCAGACGGACGTCGCCGCCACGGTCACCGCGCACATCGCATCCGGGTTGCCGTCGCTGGACCCGAACGCACCGCCGTCGCTGATGGCGCTCGGCGTGTCTGCCACCGGATACACCGCCTCCGCCGAAGGAACCCCAGCAGCTACCCGGGTGTTCGACGCCGTCAAACACAACGGCGGCGGCACCGGCGCATCGCCGGTGATGGAGTACGCCTACCAGTTCGCGCCCGACGAGCGGCCATTCGTCGCGGTATCCAAGTTCCTGCGGGTCCGGGCCACGATGGGCACCACCACCGGGATGCTCTGCTGGGTCGTCTGGGACGAGTAGGGGACGACCATGGCCCGCGGCGCGTCACCGTTCCTGTTCACCGCCCGCCGTGGGGTCGCCTCCGGCGCCACGCCACCGCTCGGCGTGCCTTTCCAGGTGCAAACCCTGGGCACGCTGTGGCCGAACGCGCGGCTCATCATCGAGGCCGCATTCGGCGCCGACATCACCACCGACAGCGCCGGCTGGAACTGGTACGACATCACCACCTACGTGCGGTTCGCCGCCGCACTGACCATCACCCGCGGCCGGGGCGACGAGTCGTCCCAAGCTCAGCCGGCCAGCGCCACGATCGAGCTCGACAACACGTCGGGGAACTTCACCGCCTGGTCCGTCAACAGCATCTACTGGCCGAACATCGGCCCGAACACGCCGCTGCGGGTCCGGATCGACCTGTCCGGCGACGGCGATGTTTCCTCGGTGCGGATGTTCGGCTACGCGCTCGGCTGGGTGCCGACGTGGGACGTGTCCGGCAACCTGCCCGTCGTCACGGTCACGTTCAAGGGGATCTTGCAGCGGCTGGGCCAGGGCAAGTCGAAGGCACGCTCGGCGATCCGCCGGTTCATCGACGTCTGGCCCCTCGCCCCGGTCGCCTACTGGTCGTGCGAGGACCCGTCGACGTCGCCGGCGCCGTCCAGTGCCCTGCCCAGCGGGTCGCCGATGCAGGTCACGGTCGGCGCAACCTCCAACGCGTTCCCGAAGTTCGCCGCCGCGACGTCCAGGATCCAGCCGGCGTCGACCGGGTTCGAGATCCTGCAGATCGCCACCGACCCGCTGATATCCCTCGGCGACGGTGGTGGGCTCGTCGGGCAGATACCGGCCCAGACGGGCGCCACCGCCATCTGGAACGCGACATTCGTGGGTTTCGCCTGGGCACCTGACGGCGGCTCCGACATCACCCTCGTGCGCATCGACACGCCCGGCGGCAGCTTCATCCGCTTCGAGGTGATCCTGCTCGCCGCCGGCGGTGTGCCGGCACTCTACGGCTGGACCAACGACACGGTCCCCGTCAAAACCTTGCTCATCACCGGATCGTTGGCGTTCCCCGACGTCGTCAACTACCGGCTGAGGTTCATCGACAACGGCGACGGCACCATGACCGTCGGCATGCGCGTCGGCCGGGCGACCAGCACCAGCGAGTTCGGCTTCAACATCAACACGACCGTCTCCGGGCTGAACGCGTGGCCGACGACGATCTACGCCAACCCGTACAACCAGACGGTCAACAAAACCGGCGTGATCGGCAGCACCAACCAGACCAACGACATCATCATCGGCCACCTCGCCGTCTACAAGTCGACCCTCTCGCTAGGCGCGCCGACGCTGCAGAACTCCGGCTTCTACCCCGACGGTGTCACGCTGCGCTCCGCGTGGGGTGGCTGGGTCGGCGAGCCCGCCGACGACCGGCTGCGCCGACTATGCGCCGAGGACAACATTCCGCTGGATGTCACTGGCGTGTCCACCGCACGCATGGGTATCCAGCTCACCAACACGATACTCACGCTGCTGCGCGAGATCGAGACGACCGACCTCGGGGTGCTGCTCGACGGCTACACCCGCGGCCTGTCCTACATCTGCGGCAACGCCCGCTACAACGAGGCGACGTCGCTGACCGCCGACCTCGGCGTCGACCCACCGCAGCTCGCCCCGCCACTCCTCCCCGTCGACAACGATCAGCGTCGCCGCAACTCGTGGAAAGTCACCCGCACCGCCGGCGGCGAAGCGCTCGCCGAGCAGGACACCGGCATCCTGGGCGTCAACGCCATCGGTGAATACGCCGACAGCAAAACGGTCAACACCTGGGATACGACCACCCTCGCGGATATCGCATGGTGGCTCGTGCATCTCGGGGTCGTCGAGGGATACCGGTACCCGCAGCTGAACCTCGACCTGGTCGCGCAGCCGGTCCTCGCGCAGGCGTGGATCGCGATGGCGATCCTCGGCCGGATCGACGTCACCAACATCACGGCCCGGGCGCCGCAGCACCCACCCGGAACCGTGTCGCAGATCCTCGAGGGCTACACGGAGACGATCGACCCGGTCGCCACCTGGGACGTCGCCGGGAACTGCTCCCCGTATCACCCGTACCGGGTCATCCAGCTCGCCGCGGACACCGGCGACACCTCGGAATATCTGGGCCGGCTCGACACCGACGACACCACGCTGACCGTCGACGTCCCCGCCGGCGCCAGCAGCTTCAGCGTCACGGTCAACTCTGGTCCGCTGTGGACGACCACCGCCGATGACTTCCCGCTCAGCGTGAACGTCGCCGGTTATCAGATCACCGTCACCTCAATCACGGGGACCGGCCCGCAGACATTCACGGTCGACCCGTCCACCGTGACCCGCGGCTTCGGTGCGCACACCCCGGTGAACGTCTGGGATCCCGTCGTCCTGGCCCTGTAGGAGGGGATCGTGCCGTTCACCGCCGGGCAGAAGCTCCGCGCCAGCGACCTGAACAAGATCCAGCCCACCATCTACACCGCCCAGCAGTCCGGCAACGCCGGCGCGCAGCAGGCCATCACCACCAGCGAGGCGGACTGCCTCAATTGCAGTGTCACATTCACCACGTTGACCGCGGCGACGTGCGAGATCGTGGCGACGTGGGACGTCGACGTGGCCACCGGCGGGGCGGCCATCGCCCTCGGCCGGGTACGCGTCGACGGCGTCACCATCGCCAACGAAGCCCACTTCTCGATCGTCACGACCAGCTCGCGCACCACGATGACCAAGTCGTGGAAATTCTCGGTCGCCGGCGCAGGCAGCCACACGGTTATCCAGCGGGTGCTCAAGAACGCTGCAGCCGGTACCGCGAACTGCGACGACCAGCACACCGGATTCACCCTAAGCGTCCTGGAGGTGCTGTGACCGTCTTCGGCTGGGACGCGAGCGATTTCGACTGGAGCCGCGGCCCCATGAACCTCGCCGCCGCGCACAGCGATGGCATCGCCTGGTTCACGCATAAGGCCACCGAGGGCGCCACGATAAGGCATATCCACTACGGGGCTGCGCTCACCCGCGCGCGCGACGCCGGCATCCCGGTCCTCGGCGCCTACCACGTGGTGCGCTCTGCCGGCGCGCTGTCGGCTCAGGTCAAAGCATTCCTGGCCTACCTGGACGAGGCCACGCCGTGGTGGAGGGCGCACCCCAACTTCTTCCTGCAGGTCGACCTCGAGCTGTGGTCCTACGACGCGGTGGCCGCCTCGACCGGGACCGCGTTCGCCGAACAGCTCGCCGCGGCGACCGGGCACGCGGTCATCATCTACGCCAGCAAGGGCCAGTACGGAAACGCGCTCGGCGGCTCGAGGCCACTGTGGAACGCCAACTACCCGTCCAGCCGAAGCGGCGGATACGCGTCGCTGTACGCGGCTGCCGGCGGCGACCACGGCCCTGGCTGGGCCAGCTACAGCGGCCGTGTCCCGGTCTTCTGGCAGTACACCTCGAGCGCCACGATCGGCACGCAGCCAGGCTGTGACGCCAACGCCTTCCGCGGCTCCCTCGACGAGTTGCTCACGCTCACCTCAGGAGGATCCGTGCACACCATCGACGACGTCTACAACGCGGTCGTGTCGATCGCCAACGGAGGACAGCCGCCCACCGGACACTCGGCGGTACCGGACTGGGTCAAGACGATGCAGACCGCGGCCGGGCAGACGGCCACGGTAGCCGCCTCGGTGCAGGCGCTGCAGGCCGACGTCGCCGAACTCAAGGCCGAGGGCTCGACAGTGACGCTGGTGCCGGAGCAGATGACCCAACTCCTCGCCGCCTTGCAGGGTCTCGTGCCGACGCTCGAGGAGCTCCGCGGGATCGTCGACGCCGCAGTCAAGGCGAGGCTCGACGGCTCGACGATCCACACCGTCGGCTCCTAGCATCACCAGCTCCGTCCGCCCAGACCCTGCAGACGGTAGGTCCCCCATGCTCGATTCCCTTGTCCCCTGGGTAACCCAAGGGGGTGCTGTCGGCCTGCTGGCCGGTGCCACGTGGATGTTGTTCACCGGCCGCCTCGTGACGCGCCGTATCCACGAGCAGGCGGTCGGCCGCGAACGCGAACGCGGCGACGACTGGCGCGACGCCTACCGGGCCGCCGACGCCCGCGCCGACGTACTCGATAAGCAAATGACGGAAATCCTTACCTTCGTCCGCACCGCCCGGGAGGCGGCATGACATGGCGCTGGCCGTGGCGGCACCGGAAAGAGCACGCCGAGAACGGAAGTGCGGCGGCAGCGAAGGAGCGGGCGGAGCAGGCCCGGGCGGATCAGGTCCGCCGCTGGCCCGAGGTGCTCCGCGCCCGTGACGATCTGGCGAGACTGGCTGAGCAGGCGATGCGGAGGCCGACGTGACCGCTGCGATCACCATCGCGATCGCCGCCGGGTTCCTCGCTATGTGCGCGTTCGTCGGTCTCTACTGGCGGTCCGACTGGCGGCACACCAGCGTCGGCCGGAACCTGATGGCCCTCCCGGCTGTCCTCGGTGCGCTCTTGGGCCTCTGGCTCATTGCGAGGATCGCCGGACCGCTCCCCGTCTGGCTGTGGCTCGCCCTGATCCTCGCCCTGGACGCCGTCATGTGGTGGCGGGTCGCCATCCTGTGGCGTCTCCAGCGGGGTCAGTCCCGCTGACGCTGCTGTCCGAAGTTCGGGTCGACGCAGTCCATCCGATCGACGATCGCCCCGTCGTCGCGCCTCAGGTACAACCTCGCGCCGCAGTGGCAGCGCCATGACGGATGACCGCCGTGCTCGTAGCAGGGCGAAAAGGTCCGCTGCCAGCCGCCACTGCCCCACGGATGCCCGGCCGGGCACTCCTCGGGGTCGACCAGCCTCATTCCCTGCTCGCCCCACGGCACATAGCCGGGCGGGATCTCGTGCTCCATCAGCCCACCGTAGGAGAAGCCGTGACCAGTCCGCAGCAGCCGTCCGTCGGACGGGTCGTCCACTACGTCAGCCACGGCAGCCCCGTGCAGTCCGACGGCACGCAGGTATTCGCCTCGAAGTGCCGCGCGGCCATGGTCACCGAGATCACCGACTGCGATGCGCACACCGAATGCGTCGGCCTGTTCGTGGCCAACCCGACCGGGATCTTCCTCGACCAGCACGTGCCGCACAACGAGACCACCGAGCAGCGCGGCGGCACCTGGCACTGGCCCGAAAGAGTCTGAGGAGGCTCACCATGAAGACAGCGAAGTTCTGGGTGGCGCTGGCCACGTCCGTGCTGGTCGCGGTCAGCCAGCTGACGCTCCCGGCCAACGTTCAGCAGTGGGTGGCCGTAGCCCTGTCGGTGCTCGGCGCCATTGCGGTGTTCGCGGTACCGAACGCGCCGGCCGTGACCCCGCCTGCGGACGGCTCCGTCAGCCGCTGACCCGCACACGACAGCACCCCCAGTCTCGCCTCGCGGCGGGGCTGGGGGCGCTTCTCTGCGTCCAGGTGGGTAAACGTTTCCCGGGTGCTGGCCTGCCGATCAGCCCTCGAGCTCCTCACAGCGGGCCAGGATCGCCAGGGCGAACCGGCGGGCCGTCCGCACGTCCAGCAGCAAATCGAACGCCTGGTCGCCGCGGCCGTAGAGCTCGACCCGGTCCTGGGCGGTCTCTACGTCGATGACCAGATCGGTGTCGGTCTCGAAGTCCTGCATCTGCATGTCTCTGTCCCTCCCTATCCTGGGAGGGCGCTGGAGGTGTTTCCGGCATCTCCAGCGCCCCGCTGTCCTCAGTGGTTGTTCTTGATGATCTCGATCGCCTTCAGCATCCCGGCCCGCTCGGCGGCGCTGGTGTCGTCCTTCAGGAACTCCTTCAGCGTGTCGAGGATGTCGGCGACCGTCTGCTTGGTGGCCTCGTCAGCGGCTTCGATCATCGCGTCTTCGAACTCGTTCTGCGTCATGTCCATCTCCCTCATCGCTGCTTGTTCCTTAAGTATGCAGCGTTCAAGCTGCTTTATCCAGGCCCTCTGACCTGGGAAAACACGACAGCCTGCCGCCTGCCGGCGCAGGAGCGGAGATCTGGTGGCGCGGGTGACCCGCTATGTCCGCTTTGATATAGACCCATGGGTAACTTGTTCGGAGAGTAAGCGATCTTCAATGCCCACGAAACGGACAGGAGGATGCAGCGCTAGCGCTTCGTCATTAGGAACTGGCCAAAAGGATGAGTAGTAAACCGGATCGAAACGGACACGTGTTGGAAAATGGTGGCTAGATGATCTCTGCCATGTTGGATTCAGGAACGAAACGGACAGCACGAAGCGTGAACGCTGCCTTCTTTGCTACGCTGACCGGGTGCCCACCATCCACATCACCGTCGACGGGCGCGAGGCGCTCACCGTCGAGCAGGCCGCCGCGCGCTACGGCCTGGCACCCTCATCCGTCCGGGCCGCACTGACGCGTCTCGGCACCGCGATCACCCCGGCCGCCATGCTCGACGGCCGCAAGCCCCTCTACGACGCGGAGGCCCTGGACGCCGCCATGGAGGCGCGGCCAGGAAAAGGCGCGCCGGGCAAGCCCAAGCGCGCCACCGGGAAACGTTTACCCTAGGTCCAGGTCGCCGAAGGCCCCTCATGCGCCAGCATCTCCGCACGCGCCAACAAGGTGGCGGCCACCCGCCGAAGCGCGGCCGCCGCGAGCATTCCCGATCCGACCTCGTCGGAGATCTCCACTTCGGTCGCCTCGTCGTCCAGCACGACCACGGTCACGCCGTCGCGCTCTTCCAGCCGGGCAGTCAGATATTGAGCGGACAGCGTTACGACCGCCTCGTCGACCTCCGCCATCACCGGCTCCCGACGCTCTGCCAGATGGCATCACCTGGCCGGCTTACCATGTCAGGCTCGCCAGGTCGTCCTCGTCCCTGCGTCGACAGTCCAGGCATGCGCACGGATCCGCCTCTGCGGCCTTCCGATCCCGCCGTGAGGCGCGCCGGGCGATGGCCACGAAGCACGGCCATTGCTGGCCGCAGCCGCTGCATGCCTGCTGCCACCACTTCCGTCGGTGCCTCACTCCGCTGTCGATGATCATTTCGCACCTGCCAGCAGGAGATCCTCGACGAGGATCCCGACCACGATGATCGTCCCGAGTACACACCGGATGATCCGGTCGAGCCACATCGGGATCACGTGCACCTCCAGGTCTGGGGCGCCGGGCGGGGTGGCGGTGCGACCACCCTCGAAGGAGGCTCGCAGCACACGCCAGCGCAGAACGCGAGCACCCCGCCCGGCTTCTTGGGGAACCGGATCCCTGGTGCTATCCGAGGGGCGGTCCTAGACTCAAGCTAGACGACTTAGTCGACTAGGTCGAGAGGGGACGCGAGATCAAGATGAGCGACCTGGTCGACATGGTCGACTTGCGGGTGATTGACTCGGAGGGCTATCCGAGGAGTCCCCACATGTCCATACCGCTGTACACCCAGCTCGCGGAGCAGCTCCGCGAGGAAATCCGTGCCGGCCGACTCAAGCCCGGCGACCGGCTGCCGTCGCAGTCCGCCCTCAAGGAGCAGGGCTGGACTCACGGCGTGATCATCGCTGCCATGCGCGAGTTGAAGAACGGCGGCTGGACGCGCGGCCAGCCGGGGCAGGCCGTCTACGTGCATGATCACCCTCCGGTGTAGCCGGACAGACGGTGCGTGATCACCCATATGGGGGATAGGTCAGACTGTTAACAACCGATTACGTTGCGACATTATCTTCGCGCCAGACCCAGGACCCCGGCCTCCCGCGAACTCGTGACGAGTGAAGGGAGCGATCATGGGCGTGCGGGCCCTGATTATGATCAACAACAGTGGGGCGGTCGACACCACCAGGCAGCTCGAGGTCTGCTCGACGTACATCGAGACGGTGCCCCATCTCGAGCTGGCCGGGCTGCTGCGACCCGGCAGTGACCGGGCCGACGCTGCGGCTGCGGTCCGCAACGGCGAGGCGGACGTCATCGTCACCGCCTACCGGGATCCGAAGCTCGAACTCTCCCAGGAGATCGAGGCGGCCGGCGGCCACGTCGAATACGTGCAACTCACCGAAGTGTCCCGACTCACCGTGCGGAGCATCATCGCCAACCTGGCCCGCCGGCTCGACTGGTCGGCGGCCACCATCGCCCGGGCGATCGGCGCCACCACCGCGGACGTCACCGACCACCTGCGCCGCTCGACCCTCCCCCGGAAGAGGTAAGTAACCGCCAGCAACCAGATAGGTATCCGAACGCTCGACGCCCGCTCGCGATCACGCGAGCGGGCGTCGATACTTGCCGCAGTGCTCGGTTCTGCTAGCTGGCGATCTGAGACAGGTAGGAGGGTGTCGCCAGGCCCCGCACGGCCTGGCGACACTCATCCTCGGTAGCGCCGGCGTAGATCTCGGTACTGGTCAGGCTGGAGTGACGCAGCTGCCGCTTGAGGACGAACGCATCGTTTCCGCCATCACGGAGCCGCTTGGCGTAGGAATGCCGCAGCCTGTGCAGGCTCACCCCGGGCAGGTCCAGTTTCCGACGGAAGTGCACGGCGGACCGGATCGAGATCCACCGGGCATCCGCCACCCCGCCCACGGACTCGACGAGCAGCCCGTCCGGAAGGTCGCGAATGGCCTCGAGCAGTCCCTCCGGCCGGCCCGGGACGGTCGCCGAGCCGCCACCCTTCGCCTTGCGGATGTAGACGTCCTCCTCGCCGACGTCGGCCTTGCGCAACCCGGCGATCTCGCAGCAGCGCAGCCCGGTCTCGTAGGCGATGACGGCGCACAGCCGGTACGGCTCGGCGGCGCGGGTGAATACGATCTCCAACTCCCGCGGGGACAGCGGCCGTGGGAGGCCCTTGCGGGCGTGCGGCCGCTTCATGCGTGCCATCGGATTGTGGTCGAGGAGGTCCACGTCCTCTTCGGTGGCCCAGGCGTAGAAGCGGGCAGCGTGGCCGTGGTACGTCTCGCGGGTGGCGTCCGACCACGCCTCGTTGCCGAGGAACTTCTCGATCTCGGCCCGGCTGGTGACCGCCAGTCCGAGTTGCAGGGCCGCGTCGAGCCGGACGAGCAGGTCGGCGGCGTCGCCGACGGTGCGCTTGCTGAGCCCCCGGGACCGCAGCGCTGCGACATGCAGCTGAATCAATTCATTCATGGAACGATCCTGCGCCGACGAGGATCGACCGCTCCTCGGCTGTGAGGGCCCGCTTCTGCCGCGACCGGCGATATCCGGAGACGCCGCCGGGTCGTCCCTTCGGCCCATGGTCGACCGTCTTCGTCGGTGGCCGATCGGGTCGTTCAACATTCGGAAGCGTAGGTTGCCCAGGCCGTCTGTCGCCGACCGGCAGCAACTCGACCGGTGCCACCCCCAGCGCCGCAGCGATAGCTTCGAGGTCGTGAAGGTCGATCGTCTGCTTGCCCGACAGCCGGTAGGAGATCCAGGCCTCCGACCGTCCTAGTGACCGGGCGAGCGCCGCACCGCTCACCCGCCTTCGCCCCATCAATGCCCTGATTTCTTCGGCCACGCGCTCCGTAAGAGTCGTCGCGCGCTCCGTTGGTGTGGTCGTCATGCCCTCAATAGTCCGGCTTAACTGCGCAAGGGTCAATCTCCTAGCGCAAGCCGATCTACCTAAGTATTGACACCCTTACGCTATTCGTAGGAGACTTCACCCATGGCCGAGAACCTTCAAGCACACGTAGCCCAGGAAATCCGGGCGGAGATGGGCCGGCAGCGCACGACCGGCGCCGAGCTCGCCCGCCGCCTCGGCGTGTCGGAGGCCTACATCTCGCGCCGCCTCGCCAACGACGGCACCTGCTCCCTCGGCGATTTGGAGCGCATCGCCGACGTCCTCGGCGTCCGCGCGGCCCGGTTCTTTCCGCAGCTCACCGAGGACGTGGCGGCGTGAAGAGCGAGAGCGTCAAGTCGAAGACAGGCCTGGAGCTGAAGGCTCAGGCCGCTGCGCTTCGCCGGCCGCCCGCCGCTCAGCCGAAGACTCGTGCCGAGCAGCTCGCCGACTACCGCCAGATCGTGGTCGAGGGGCAGCGCAACTTCGTCACGGTCGGCACGGCGCTCGGCCTGATTGCGAAGGAGCGGCTGTTCAAGGACGCCGGTTTCAAGTCGTTCGAGGACATGGTGGCCGCGGAGTTCGACATGGCCACGTCGACCGCGTATCGCCTGGTAGACGCTGCGCGGGTCGTAACGATCTTGTCCCAAGTTGGGACGATTGAATCGAAGATTAAGAATCAGTCGCAGGCGCTAGCGCTGGCCCCGCTGGTCAAGGACCGCGAAGCCATGGTCCTCGTGATCGCCGCGGCCGAAGCGCGCGCTGCCAGGCTGACCGCCGACCTGCTCACCGAGGTCCGTGTCGAGCTGTACCCGCACACCGAGGTGATCGACGGCGAGGTGGTCCCCGAGAAGTCGGCGCTCGTGCGCGGCGTACGGAAGGCGATCGAGCAGGCCGCCGAGAAGACCGCGGAGCCCGGACCTGAGCCGATGCCGGTCGAGGTCTACCGCTGCGAGAAGTGCAACCTGGGCCTGCCCGGCGGGATCGTCAAGGCTGCGCAGCGCCGCTGCCTCGGCTGCGACCCGAACCGCGAGCACTTCGCCCGCGAGGTCGGCGGACCGTGCGTCGAATGCAACCCCGAGACCCCCGCGGCCGTTCCCGCGGGAAGCACCGAGGACGCTTCCCCAGCTCTCGGTGAGCCGGACGTCGACGACGAGGTGGCGTTGACGTCCGGCACCCAAACGGCTGCCGCTGAGGGTGGACTGCTTTCACCTGCGGCAGATGGAGTCGAGGCGGTTACTGCCTTTCTCGCCGATGACGCTCCAGCCCCGGACGGTGGTGGCGCGGGACCAGCCCGGTTGCTGCCGTCCGGGGTAACCCCCGAAGAGCGCACCGAGGAAGAGGCCGTCGAGCCTCCCGTAGACACCCCGGCTGCTGACCACGAGCCCCACTCCCCGCAGCAGCCGGGGCAAGACTCTCCGATCGGTCGGGACCATCTGGCAGAAGAGCCGTCACCTGACGGGCCAGCCGTCGCTACAGCCGACCGGTCGGAGACCGACCACCACCAGGTTGCAGGGGTGTCATCTGGTGGTGAGACGGCTCCCGCGCCGGGGGACGCGGTAGAGCCGGTACTGGAGGACGGCGGCAGTTTGCCCCCCGAGCTGCCGTCCTCCAGCGACCCCACCTGGATGCCCGACACCTGGTCCGGTGCCAACGGTGACGACGTCCTCTACCTGTTCAACCTCATCGAAGAGGCGATGGACCGCGTGGAACCGGATGTGGTCGGGCCGGTCCTGACCGTCGAGGAGATCGCCTCACTGCACAAGGTCGCTGACCGGGTGGCGCAGATCGCGTCGCTGGTCGAGCACTGGCAGCGCACCCCGTAGAGCTCCGGGTCGGCCGGTGTGCCCTTTCCGGCGACTGGCGTCTCCGCTGAGACAGCCGCTGGCCGTCCCGGTCACCAAGACACAGACACAGCAAAGCGGCCCCGCAGTCACCCCTAGCCCGGGATCGCAGAGCCGCCCTAACGGAAGGAAATGTAGCAGTGAAGACCGTCAGGCGCGATGAGAGCCCGGCTGCGATCGCCGCCGCCGAGTTGGCCGAGGCCGAGCACCAGTTGCGCGACCTCGGCATCCCGATCCACGGACCCGAAGACGATGACCCGCTCGATCAGTCTGGCCGTGCTGTGCGAGGGCTGCCGGTCGAGATGCCGGCCAACTCCTGCCCCGGCGGCCTGTGGTGCCGCTGCCCGCAGTCGACGCCGTGCCCGGTGTCCACCCTGGATGGTGGACAGTGACCGGCCACCGCAAGCTCACGCAGGCAGAGTTGATCGCCGAGGCCAAGAAGCTCTTCGGCGACGACCCGAAGACGTACGCGTTCAAGTGCCCGAACTGCGGCGACATCGCCAGCATCCAGGGCTTCATCGACGCTGGCGCCGACCCCGCCCGGGCTGGGCAAGAGTGCATCGGACGCAGCCTCGGCGCTCTCACCAAGCCCAATCTGACGAACACGCGCGGCTGCGACTGGGTTGCGTACGGGCTGTTCCGTGGACCATGGGAGATCGTCCTGCCGGCCGAGGGTGAGCAGCCGGAGCACTCCGCTTGGTCGTTCGCTCTCGCCGGGGCGGTGTCCGAGTGAACACCCTCTACCGCGTGGTCGGGGTCGGACCCGACGGTGAGCGTGAGATCGGGATGGCCCGACCGCGCGACGAGGCCATGCGCATCTTCGATGCCGTCCTGGCCAACCGCACGGCGGACTTCCACCCGTACGCCGATGTCCGTCTCCTCGTCGAGCCTGTGGCGGCGACGCGATGACCGACATGGACCTGTACGTCAACGGGCTCGCGGCCACGCCGGTGCGGGTGAAGCTCCTCGAGGCCATCCGGGACACCCGGGGTCGGATCTCCTACGACCCGATCTCCCGGGCGGCCTACGACAACTCCAGCGGCCGGAAGATCACCGCGCAGCTGAAGGAGTTCATCGACCACGACTGGATCCGCCCGCGCCGGCCGGACGAGCCGTTGACCGGCGGGGAGTGGTCGGAGCAGCGGACCTACTACCGGGTCACGGAGTCCGGCGAGGCGGCTATCGAGAGGGGAAAGCGGTGAGAGTGCCGATCAGCGACGAGGTGCTCACGGCGATGATCGTCGAGCACGAGAAGCACCTGGACCGGCTCGTCGACTTGTACGGCGAGATGAAGGCCAGGGACGCGGCCGACGGCACGGACGCCGACGAGCCGTCGCTGGGCGGTATCACGATGGCCGCCCAAATGATGCCCGACGAGATGCTGCACCTGCTCTTCTCGCTCGCCGTGCGCAGGCTCGCCCAGGCGTCCCGGTGAACGGCCTCGTCATCGCGGCGCTCGTCTTCCTGCTGCCGCTCGTAGGGCTGGCGCTCGCGGGTAGCCCAGCTCCCGTCGAGGAGGAGCGAGATGACGGCTGAGCCGTACCCGTTCACCGACGGGGGCTTGCGCGCCGCCCTCGACGCCCTCGGCAGCACGACGGACGAGATCGCCGCCACGCTGCTACGTCTCGGCCACCGGGGCGTCCAGATGGTCGCCTGCCGCTGCCCGATCGCCTCCTACCTGACGGCCGTCATGGACGCCAGCGAGGTCGAGGCGAGCCCGGCCAGCGTCAGGGTCCATCACCTCGACTTCCCGTTCCCCGTGCGCGGCATGGTGCCGACGCCTGTCGCCGCGTTCATGTCCCGGTTTGACGTCGGTGACTACCCGGACCTCATCGAAAAGGAGCCCAGCGATGGGTCTTGATACCTCTCACGGCTGCTGGCACGGCGCGTACGGCGCGTTCTCACGCTGGCGCGACAAGCTCGCCGAGGTCGCCGGATATGCGCTCTGGCCGGTCATCCACGAGCCCGACCAGTTCGGGCGCGGCTACGGGCGGGACACCGTGATGATCGACTGGGGGCACGTCACCGAGGCGAACCTTCAGGGCGAATGGGAGACCACGCCCGCCGATCCGCTGCTCGTCCTTATCGCCCACTCGGACTGCGACGGCGTCCTCCGCCCGGCCCAAGCCGGTCCACTCGCCGACCGCCTTGCCGAGCTTCTGCCGCTGCTGCCCGACGAGGTGGCGGCCGGGCACATCGGCCACTGGCACACCAGTACGCAGCGGTTCATCGACGGACTCCGCGCAGCCGTCGCGGCCGACGAAGAGGTGGTGTTCGCGTGACCATGTACCTGATCGGTGCCCTGGTAAGAGCGTGGCACCGCATGTCCCGGGGCGGGCTCCGGCCGTCCGAGCGGCGCCGGCAGCGGTCGATCGCCGCGCTGGCCGCCCGGCACGCCGACGCGATCCCCGCCGCCGACGTCGCGCTCGTCGAGGCCCATCACGAACTGATCACCAAATGGCGGACCGACGAGCAGCCGGTCATCGAGCCGGTGCGGCGTCGCACGGTGATGCGGCGGCCGGCACGCTGGCAGCGGGTCGCCGCCGCCCGGGTAGCGGTCGCCCTGGACCGTGCCGCCGACCCGCTCCGTGGGCCGCTGCGTGGGCCGCTGGCCGCGCCCGTCGTCCTGTCCTCGGTGCGCTTTTCAGAGCCCGCACCGTGGCACCTGGAGTCGTTCACGACCGGCTGGACCCGGGCCGAGATGGACGCGCTCGTCGCCGAGGCGAAGGCGATGGCAGGTCGATGAGCATCTACGAGGGCCGGATCGCCTACTTCCCCAACCACGCGGCGGCCAGCCGGAGAGACCTCGACTTCTGGGTCGGCCTGTACCGCGAAGCCACGGCCGACGTGCCGCGCGACTACGGGCGCGAGCGCGCGACCGCCGTGCTCACCTTCGCCGACGAGCTGCTGAGCACCACGACGAAACAGACCCTCGCCGGAATGGTGACCGCTGCGGTCGAGCGGGTCGACGACGCGGAGGCCATGGCGGCGAAGACCGTCAGCAACTGGGAAGAGATGACTGAGGCTGCGGTGGAGCGGTACCGGCTCGCATGGGTGTCCGCCCGCACCCGCGCACAGTGCCTACATGACGCGCTCATCGAAGCCGACGACGAGCGGGATGCCCTCCGTGCCGAGCTACGCGCCCGTGACGAGGCAGCCCGATGAGCCCGCTGCGCTGGTACCGCAACCGCCGCTCGCTGTCCATGCCGGCCCGGATCGGTACGGCTATCGCGGGTCACGTCGAGTTCGGCTACGTCCCTGATGCCATCGGCGCGGATCTGGACGAGCCGGTCCTTCGACCGCTGGAGTTCCCGACCGCACTCGACCCGGCACTTCGACCGGACACCGTCCACATTCGACGAAAGGAAGCGGCATGACCGACCCGAAGAGCTTCGACGACTCGGCGCTGCTGGCCGACGGCCGCCCCGTTATCCGCTGTGGCTGCGGCTTCCTGGCCGTGTCCGACGACCAGCAGGACAACCAGTGGGCGTACACGGATCACGTCGCGCGCTCCTGCCCGCTCGCGCCGGTGCGCCCCGTCGTGCACACCCGCCAGCCCTGGTACGGGCCGCTGTTCTCGATCTGGGGGCTGCTGATCGTCTTCACCATCTGCTACGCGATCCTCGCCGGTACGGGGCACGCGAAATGGTGAGCACGCCCGTCGAGGAACTGCGCTCTGCTGCAGTACTCCTACGCCAACGTGCTACGGACGCAACCCCGGGACCGTGGTGGTTCGACGAGGACGACATGTGCTGGCGGCTGCACGGCGTCGCCGGCCGTATCCCTGGCGACGACCTCATTCCGGAGCAGGTCATCAACTCGCAGATCCTGAAGGCACCGAAACGCGGCACGTCGATGGCCGAGTACTGGCCGAACGCAGCCGACGGCGCCTGGATCGTCACCATGAACCCGCTCGTCGGGCTGGCCCTGGCGGACCTGCTCGACCAGCACGCCGGAATCTGGACGGTGCTCGCTGGCCCAGACCTGCCGGATCCTCCCGACGACGACCCGCTTCACCGGCTGGCCCGGCTGATCCTCGGTGGTGGCTCGTGACCGAGGACGAGATGCGCATCGAGGTCCAGCGCGCCCACGCCCGCGCGAACGAGGCGGCCCGGCTGTCAGCCGCCGCGCGGGACGAGGCCGACGACCTCCGCAAGACCATCGAGGACCTGCGCGAGCAGATCGGCATCGTCCAGGACGCCCGCACCGAACGCGACCTGTGGGCCGTCAACCTGATCGCCGAGCACGGGATCGACTGCGAGTTGCCGGGCGACCCGTTCGCGGCGATCGCCTGGTACATCGGGGAGCTCAAAGACACGGTGGCCACCTACCGGCACCTCGCCGACTCGTCGATCGCCACCCGCGAGCAGGCGTGGCGTCGGCTCGAAGAGGTCGCCGAGCTCATCCGCAAGCCCGTCGGTGGTGACTCGTGAGCACCTTCGTGAGCCCGAGCCGCTGCACGTCCTGCAACGCAAACATCATCTGGGCGACGACGGCCGCCGGCGGCAAGGCGATGCCGGTGGACGTCGAGCCGCACCCCGACGGCAACGTGCTTTTGACGGAGCGGGTCGGCCGGTCGCCGCTGGCCGAGGTCGTAGCACCGGGGCAGGACAGCCTCATCGCCGGTGAGCCTTTGCGCCGCTCGCACTTCGTGACCTGTCCGCAGGCCGATCAGCACCGGAGGTCACGGTGACCGGCGACCGCCTATCGGTACAGCTGACCCCACGCTCCCGGGCTGCCCTGGGTGCACTGGAGCAGCGGACCGGGGATTCGACGACGGACACGGTCAACCGGGCGATCCAGGTGTACGCAGCGCTGACGGAGCAGGCGGACCGGGCCGGCGTGACGACGATCGAGATCCCGTGGGACGAGGCCGGCGCGCTGCACCTGAAGATCTCGCGGCGGCCGTTCGGGCGGTGGCTGCCATGGTGACCATCTCGGACGGCCAGCTGCCGTGGGTCATCGGCCTAAGCTGTGCGATCGCTGTCATGGCCGGCTCGCTGCTGGTGTTGGCGTGGGACAGCATCCTCAAGCGCCGGGAGCGGATGCGGCGGGGTCGGGCGATCGTGGCCAAGACGATGGCCCCTGACCACGACGCGGAGATTCTCGCTGTCGCCGAGCAGGCCCTCGAGGAACGGCCGGAGCTGTTCGACGACGACGCCGCCACCGTCCTGCGCGCACTCTCGATCGCCGACGGAGCAGAAGCCGCCTTCGTCAGCCCTGGGCATCCCGACGCTGATGCGCTCCTCGCTGCGCTTTTTCCCAGGTCCAAGAACGCACCGAAGGAGGGACCGTGAAGCCGCCGTTCGCGTACTTCGGCGGCAAGACCATGCTGGCCGATCGGATCGCCGCGCTGCTGCCCGAGCATGGCCACTACGTGGAGCCGTACTGCGGCTCGCTCGCGGTACTGCTGGCCAAGCAGCAGGTGAAGATCGAGACGGTCAACGACCTCGACGAGGAGTTGGTCACGTTCTGGCGGGTGCTGCGCGACCGGCCAGAGGACCTCGCGCGGGTGTGCGCGCTGACCCCGCACTCTCGCGCCGAGTATCTCAGCTCGACGCAGCGGTCCGGCCTGGATGAGTTGGAGGTCGCGCGCCGGGCGTGGACCCGACTGTCGCAAGGCCGTGGGCGGACGCTACGCGACGACAAGGTGGGCTGGAAGCACTACGTCTACCCGTCCGGGACGTCGTCGAGCCTGCCCGACTACCTCGACGCCTATGTGGAGCGGATGGCCGCGGCCGCGGCGCGGCTGCACGCGGTCTCCCTGGAGTACATGCCGGCGCTCGATCTCATCGCCAAGTACGGCGCCGAGCCGGATGCGCTGCTCTATGTCGACCCACATAGGCGTCGAGGT